TAATACCATATTTTAAATTTTTGTCAATATCAAATAATTCTTCTAAATTTTTATAATCCCATCCTAAATCATGTTTTGCAGTGTTTGGAACTAATGATAATAAACCATAACTATTACAATTTAATGTTTTTTCCCAAAATGTAGATTTTGGATTACCTCTACTTTCTAATTTTATCATTTTGTGAACTTTATTTTCTATCATTCTTTTTGTTAATTTTTCATTAGTTAATGGATCAATCATTTTATCTAATTTATAATAATTAACCCAATAATTTGTCCAATAATTAACTCTTTCAATAATATATAATTTTTCATTTTTTGCATCTGCTTCTGTATAAGATATATTCCCCGAACATAAAAACATTAATATAGATATAAGTATTACCTGTAATATTTTTTTCATTTTAGTTTTCATCTCCAATAATAATTTACAATAATTCTTTCCATATTAATGACCCATAAAACGTTTCCTCTCCCGTTCCTAAATTTAGAACAGATAATACTATAATATCAGCAACTCCAGTAATATCAGCCGCCGCATGAATTGCACTTTGTATAGAAGATTGCGCCTGATCAATATTGTTGGAGGCATACCCGCTTGCAATAATAGTCCCCCCTGATACATTTCCATTTTGCGATAAATCATATTCGGCAACACTATCGTCTCCCACATTAACCCATGAGGCCGATCCCCCTGTAACGGTGGGATTAATTCTTACTGACCACATAAAATTCGTGTTAGTTGTACATAATACAGACATATTCATTACATCCAATATACCTTTTCTTATTCTATCAGATCGTACTCTTAATTGTATTAGGGATTCTTGTGCCGAGGATGCAACACTTAATCCCGTGGAATTATTGCTCATAGAAAATATTATGCCTTCCGGATAGGTTCCATTGCCTTCCTTAATAACTGTGCTACATATTGCATCTATTTTGGGTGTGCCTACTACGGTTCCTGTTGCTTCAATTTCGTATCGAATAGGTAAATTAGGCGTTGCCATATATACATCAACTATATTATTAGCGTTTAAAAATTCGTGGCAATAATATGTTTTTCCATTTATAATCCATCCGCATCTAACCCTTCCTACTCCTAACCATTCATAATCTATTATTAATATTTGTGTTTTTGTAAAATCTATAGTAACTCCGCTTATACCTGTGCCATTCATAGCATCTATATTCCAATCTGCTTGTGCAATTGCTGTGTCTGTAGGAGCACTTGAAGTAGATGTTCTTAATACCATTTTATAATCTATGCCATCATCTTCAAAGAATATCCCGTCATTTTCATAAAATGTTCCGATTCTTTTTAAGGAATTAACTTCATGTCCATAGGCATTAAAAGAAACATATATTAAGTGGGATTTGCCTGGTTGATAATTAAAAAATTCTTTAGTTTGACGTATAACTTTATCCCCAGAAGCAGGAACCTCTAATACTATTGTTGCTCTATCTGCATCATATGTAGAAGTACCAGTAGCAGTTAATGCTTCACTCCAAAATAATGGACGTTTAGAGAATAAACTTTTGCTATCGAATATAGTTATAGGATTAGAAACCCTTAGTTTTCCAAAGGCATCTAAATTTGCACTATCTTTATATACTGTATCTAATTGTCTAAGTAATGTCATATGATTTTATCTCCTAATTTTTTATATAAATATTTGTTAAATTGCCCACCATTGAGAGCCATCCGATATTATTTCTAATGCTTCCAAAGCAAATAAATCAAATGTTTGTACATCATCAATTAATTGTGAACCATTACCATCAACTATAACTTTATTTATACCTGCTCCTGTATTTTTTATTTTAAATAATCTGCCTTCATTTCCTCCTGCTGTAGGTAAATTTACAGTAACATCCCCTGCGGTAGTATCACACAATATATATTCTTCATATCCTGCAGAATAAGGGGAATCGGTATCATCTATAGACACTATTGTCCTTATAATACTTCCGTCTAATACTATAAAGTCATATTTAAATTTTGCTTTACCTGCCTCTGCAACAGCACCATTGCCATAAGCAAAACCTTGCCCTGCTGGATCAGCATTATAAAATGTACTATTATAAAGTTGGTTAACTCTATCAATTTTCATAAATTATATTTACTCCTATTTTTATATTATTGTATAGTATATAACATATTATACAATATATAGTTTTGGTGTCAAGATTTATTTTTCAACAATATCCATTATTTTTAAAGTAACTATATTTATTTTATTGATTGCTTCCCCTAATTCTAATATTTGTTCAATATAGGAATAATTACCTTCAATAAATAAATTGTTGTACATTTTTTTAAACGCTTTTAAATAATTAGACGGATTTATGGAAAATACTATATTGAGTTTATTTCCCTCTATATACATGGGAAAAAATTTGCCATCAAATTCTGCTAATAACAATTCTGATACTTCGTCCTTAACTTTTTTAAAATCTTCTTTATTGCCCTTTAATTTACACACCATATTAATGCCTTGAAAAGCATTATTAATATATATATTATTATTTTCTTGCCCGTAATATAATTCTTGAATTTTGATAATATCGTTAGCATATATTTTTTCTGTTATATCTTTTACTTCATTTACTTTTGAAGCAGACAAGTATTTATTTTGAACAAGGTCTGATATACTGTCTATATTTGCAACTAATGACCCATCAGGCATATATACTTTATATATACCCATAACATTACTTTTATCCGATACTTCTATTGTATATCCCATTTCGTTTGATGTAATTTTATTGTTATTTTCCATATTTTTATTCTCCCTCACCTTTATTATCATAAATTCCATTATATTCTTTATCAATATTCCATCCACATTCACAAGTTTTTTCTTGTAGTTCCATACCACATTCAGGACATGTAATACTTTTAAATTGTTCTATTCCCTCCGCCTTTGATAACATTTCTCTTATTTCTTCATTAGTAAATATTTCTGCCCAATTTTCTTTAAATCCGGGATAATCTATATTTTCGGGAAATATACCACTTCCACCTATATATTCTTCTAAAGCATCTTTTAATTTATTGTCATTTTTTATAATATCTACTTGCCTTTGATATTGATATTCCTCTGCCTTTATTTCCATTGTACCAATACCCAATTCTTGTGCATCTATATCATTGAAATATATATTTTGGCCATCAGATAATCCCTTATATATCTTCCCATTTACTTCAATATCCTTTAATTCCATTTTATTTTCCTCCAATTTAATATTGCTTCCGTTATGTTCTCTATCATTAAATGTTTCTTCACTTAATTTGCGTTCCATTGCAGGTAAACCATTTTTATCATTATAATAATTTTTATGTTCTTTTATGTGGTCTAAGGATATCCATTCCTGTATTAATTCGTTTGGCGGGAATGTACCACCATTCTTTTCTATATATTCTTTTATTTTATTAATTGTAGGGATATGCTCTTTCTCAATTTCTATTCCAACTTTTAAATCATTATCATTAACATCTTCCATTATATCGTTCTTTTCTTTATTATATTTATCTAATATATTTTCTGTTTTAACCCCTAAATCTTCGGGAGTTAACATTCTTATATTTTTGTTTTCTGTATCTACTTTATCTTCTTTTGGTAATTCTTTTTCAATTTTATCAGGCATATTGTATCCCTTTACTTCCCATATTTATTAAAATCATAATATTTTATTCTTGCATAATATGTTGCACTACCATACAATAAATTAATTGATAAATTTTTACCATCTCCAACTTTTATAGGAATATCATAAACCATAGGAATATTAACTGGAATTATATCTTTTACAACAGTATTAATATTTACTGATGCAACGGAACCTGTTACACTTGAAGTAAATATTATCTCTTTGATATACCAATCATGATTTGCTGTAGGAGTTATAGACATCATCATTGAACCTGAAGCAAATGTTCCAGAAGTTATTGAAACTCCTGTTAATTCTTTTATTGCCATATCATCCCCTGCTAGCATATTATATGCCCAATAATCAGAACGGGTAGTAAATGTTATCATATTACTTTGAGCAGTCCAACTTACATTTCCTGACATAACAGGAACCACAAACGCATTATATATACTTCCATAATCAATTGGTCTAAGAGTATAATATACATTATTACTATTAGTTTTCATTTCCCAGATCCCTACATCTTTTATATTAGCAGTATCAGTTGTAGAATAAGGTACATTATTTTTAGAATATACTATTTTGTATCCCGTTACATTATATGAAGTGGGTAAAGTGTCCCACACAATACTAACAGAATTTAAATCAATTCTATCAACAGATAATGTTATAACCGGAGTAGCACCAAATAATATACCTGATAATCCCAATAGAAACAATATGCTTGCCAATAATATTTTTTTCATAATTTATTTTCACTCTCTCCTATTTAATTGTTTATATTACAAAAAATCTTCGTCTTCTTTTTTATCCGATATATTTGTAGCATTTATTGTGGTACTTGGAGTATCCGTAATACCATCTGTAACATTTTCTTTATTTTTTATTTCTGTAACATTATTATTACTTACTACTGCTGTTTCAGAAGATGATAAAGATACATCTTTTTTAGGTCTTCCTCGTTGTTTTTTAACTTCTTCTACTTTTGCTTCAACTTTTTTTACATTTTCATCTATTATATTATTGTTTGCATCCATTTTTATATCTTCTACCCTTATAACCTTTGGTTCCTGATTAGACACTCTATCTGTTAACATGTTCTTTGCTTCAATTTTATTTATTTCCTCTTTGTTATCTATTTTTTCAATTTTAACAGGAGAACCAATTATTTTGTTATTTACATTAATTTTACCCTTTACTACCCACCCCTTATAAAGATATGCTCCGAGCAATCCGTTATTTAATGATCTCTCTAACATTTCTTTATCAACCATATTTTCATCTATGGTCATTCCGTACACAAAATTAATACTGTTACCATTGATATCTTTAAAACCTAATTTTAAACTACCAGACTTCTTCAAATTCGTAATTTCAATTACATTTTTCTTGCTTTCATTCATTTCGTTTCCCATCTTATTTCTCCTTTTTGTTTATTTTTTATAATAAATCCATTTTTATCCTGTTCATTATTCCAAAAATATTCTAATGGAGTTTTATCTCCTTTACTCATATTGCATGTTTCACATGCAGGAACTACTGTTGAATATTTATGCGGACATTTTTTGCCTAATTTTCTATATCTGCTTACAGGAATAATATGATCAATATGCGTTGTTTTATCATTTTTTATACCTTTGTCACAATATGGACATCTGCCCTGATGACTAAATATTAATAATTCTTTATTTACGTGTTCAACAATTTGCACGTTGCGATGACGAGTTATATATTTTTCATAATCTATTTGTTTAAATTTTTCGGGATTATTTTTTCTTTCTTTTTTATTATGTTGTTTTGCTTCTTCTTTGTGTTGTTCATAATATGCTCTGCTTACTTCATTTAATTCTTTTTTATTTTTTATCCTATATTCTTTTTGATATTCTAACATTTGTTCTTTATTTTCTTCATAACGTTTTTTATCTTTTGCTTTGCGTTTTTCTATATGTCTCAAACGACTTTGTTTTTTTTGCTCTTTTATTTTTTGTTTATTATTTTTTATAAATTCTTGTTTTTTTTGCTTTAATATATCTTTGTTCTTTATACGATATTCTTTATTTGTACGCCTTCTTTCTTCTTTGTGTTTTTTGCCATATTCTTTTTCTGCTCTTCTGCATTCTTCTAAATGTCCATCTCTATATTTTTTATTTATTTCTTTAGTTTTTTCAGGATGTTCTTTTCTATAGTTTTTCTTTTTTTCTATTATTGTTTCTCTGTTTTTTATATAATATTCTTTTTTCTTATCAATTAATTCTTGTTTATGCTCTTCTCTATATTTTTTTTGATAACATTTGTTACATAGATCTCCACTTCCTCTTATATATTCTTCTTTACACTCTATGCATTTTTTTATTTTTTTTTCTTTTTTCATTTGATTAATTTTAAATTTCCTTATTATTGTTTTACTTATATAATACCATATTTTTTTTTAGTGTCAAGAACATAGTTTTTGGTGGGAGGTTTTATCCTCCCACCATCAACCATTTTAAAAATCTAAACTATATGTCAATACGGCAAATTCCCTTGACAAATCGGCATACAAACCCAACATCTTCAAACGCCGAATAAATGTCTGCAAAATACTTAGGATCGCTAAGAGATTTTACCTGAACATCTGTTCTGATAGCCATTTTTCCGAGATATTCCTTTGCTGTAAGCACGTATGCTTCGGCCATTGGAACCACAACGCTATCATACACGGGCACTCCAAATGCTTCACCTACATAGCCTGACTTCCAAACTTCCTCTTGAACAGCTGGCATAAAAATACCAAATCCACCAGATGTCGCAAGGTTGCCACCAACTACAGCAACGTTAAAGAGTAAGAGGTCAGTCAACCTTTTAGGGTTAATTAACATTACTGAAGCAGGAAGTAACTTGCTTCTCAGTTCACCAATTGCTTCCGCAATTGATATAGGAGTTATTCTGTCAGTAGGTTCGTTAACAGTAGCTGCGTTATTGCTTGCAGCTGTAGTACCTGCTAATGATCTTACGGCAGTTTGGTTAGCAGTTAAAGAATCAGTTGCATACTTCAAAAGATTGTATGCTTTAACATCTTCCCTTAACATGATTGATGCTAACGCCCTAAGTCTTGCAACTTCTAATACGTCAAACTTACGAAGATTCGATTCATTCCAACGAACCATCATAAGAGCAGTAATAGGAGCAGTATCTATCCTGATACGGTCAGATTTAACTTCAACCATATTTGGGATACCTTCGACAGATATAGCAACCGCAGGAACATCAACATCAGCATCAAAAACTGCTTCTTCGCCCTGTGAAAGTGAATATGTATCGAATATTTTCCTTGCTCTTCCTTCGTACAAAAGTTCCCTTTTGATTTCACCCTTTGTCTGAGCGGCGATAATCTGTTTTCCATAAGGAGAAGAGCTAAGTATTTCTAATGCTTTCTCTGCATCTTTCGCTTCAACTTTCGTTCCAGTTTCCGATGCGTAGATTTTAAACTTTTCTAAATTAGCTAAATCCATTGTTTGTCTTCCTCCTTATTTTATATTTCTAACAAAATCTGCAGAAGTATAGTTGCACCTGAACCTGTAACACCAGTGATTCTTCCGATTCTCTGATTGGTTCCGCCACCATCTACGTCTGTGATTTTGCCAGTGTTTGTTTCTGCATATACAGGATTATTAACCTCATATGTTCCACCCGTAACTATAGGAATTACTGTGGCACTTCTTCCGTCATCCCAAATTTCAACTTCTGCATCATGAATAACTGTAACTAATCCACCCCTGTTATAATCAAGATAATCAAATCCCTGTCCTGCTTGATGATCAGGTACTGTGCTCTGTGCAGGATAAGCAATATTAGATTCCATTACTAATCCTAACACGGCATCCGTTGCAGCTGCTGTATTCAGTTTAATAGTGTTATTGTCATGCAAAACTACTGCAAGACCACCAACCACTGATACATCAGTATTAACGTCATAACCAGGTGTTCTTGAACCTGCATTTTCCCTTAATACTCTTAAAGCCATTTGTGTTTTCCTCCTTCATTTTAAAGTTTTTCGTTTTTTGTTTCTACTACATAATAATAAGTGACATCTTCTTAATATTTCCTCCTGTTCTTTTTCTTTTCCATTCATTTTTTTGTTACCTTTCCATTCGTTTCATTTTTCAATTCGTTTTTTAAGAATTAAGAAACATTAAAAATTCACTTATATCATTACCATCATTTTTGTTGCCCGATGATTTTATTTCTTTTTTGCCGTCACAAAATACACTAAACAATACTTTTAAAGTATCATTATCCATTGCCCATAATTTTTTATTAAGAGATTTCAATTTATCTTCTTTTACTTTTTTCTTGGCAAATATAGGGTCTTCTCCTTTTATAATATATGCCCTTATATCTTCTCTTGTTATAGATATTTTATTGTTATCTATCAAACTTTGTATAATTTTCGCAATCTGAGGTTTTTTGGTTTCTATGTCTTTCTTTAATACTGCTAATTCCTCATTTTGTTTTTGCGATATCTTTTCTTCTGCTGTCATTTGTTCCTTTTCACCCTTTTCGATATTCAATAATTCGTCTACTTTCTTTTCTATTTTATCCAATCTATCGCTTTCATTTCCTTTGTTATTGTCATCTTCTTTAACTTCTGCTTTATTTTCGGCAGGAGTCAAATTTAATAATTTAGTAAAAAATTCTATTTTGGAAGCACTATCATCTTTAATAAGATTTGGAACCCTAACCACTTCTGTTCCTTGTTTATCTATTACATATAATTCATTTGACTCATTATCTTTATGCAATATAAATCCTTGCCCTAATGCTAATCCTGAATCAGAGATATTATCTCCTTCTTTACCTACATTTTTATCTGTTGGTTCTACTTTGTCCGGAGTTAATGACGGAACATTTTCATCACTACCTTCTTTTGGTGCTTCTGCTTTAGGAACTTCGGTCAACATTTTTGTAGCATTATCATCTGATTTTATTTCAATTTTTAATGCTTCTATTTTTTTATTTAATTCTTCTATCCTACTCTTTATATTTTTTTTAGCAATTTTACCTGATGCACTTTCATCATGGTCATAAAACGCCATTAATAAATTTTCTATATCTTGTGTCATAACATTTATTTCATTTTGTTTTGCAACTATCTTTTCGGCAGATTTAATATCTTCGTTATTATTAGTAGGAGTTACTTTTTCTCCATCCCACTGTATATTTTTGCTACCAAAATTAATACCTACAAAATCTTTACCCGTTTCATCTGTCCAGTGCCCACCTAATGACCATATTATCTTGCCTTCTTCTTTATATCCCAATAATTCTTGAAATCCACGAGATTCTATATAATCCGCAGATTTTATTTCATTTTGAACTTCTGTAGGCATCTCATTCAAATTTTTAATCTTTGATATATCCTGTCTAAAACTTATATAAGTATCCGCAGTTATTTCTTTATTTGTTTTAGTTAATATATCAAATATTTCTTTTTCAGATGCCTTTATACCTATTTGTTCAATAGTTTCGGCAGTTTCATCCTTTGGTTTCTTTAATGCCTTTGCAGTATCATCTGTAGG